TGTCTGACCTCCATTTAATCCGTTACATCTATAAGAAAACCGTAGCGTCCTGGCTCTAGCCCTTTAGTAAATGTGATAATATTTGTCCCCGTAGATTCGAAATCTATATCAGGTACATCTTTCATATTATCGAGAAGAATAATCTGACCACAGTCCTGATGATTAGTAAAGTATGTGTACAAAGATGCCCTCATGCTTTCTGGGGAAACATCTGAAATACCTTGATCTAGTCCAAGAAGTGGTGTATCAATCACGAGGAATCCAGGGTCGTATACAGCGTTCTCTGATAAGTACTGTCTGAATGACATTGCAATAATACTATTCAGGAAAGATGTGTATCCTTGACCATTGAAATTCTGCTTTTTACGACCATTGATTTCTACATCAAAACTTGACAAATTAAATCTTGCAGTCGTTAAGTTCGGAAAACTGCATTCGGTTAATGCGTCTTTAAGCAGTTTATCTATTTTTTCTTGGAACTCCTTATCCAGTAGCTCTTTTGGATGATATTCTGATTCAGATTCTTCTTCGCTAGGAAGTTCTCTTAAATCCGTTTCCCAGCTTGCTGCAAAATCCGCTATTACACTTAATTCGTGCTGAATCTGAATATATACACGATAATCATCGTGCATTTTTTTTAAAGAATCCGCCTGTGGTTGAAGTTCCTCTTGGATGATTTTTTCTATATCGTCACGCTGTGTTTCAAGCTGTTTGAGTTGTGTTGCGATATCTTCTTTTTCGGCAAGAAGCTCTTTTTCTGTTTCAACAAGACCATTCATTTGACTAGTAATCCTATGTAATTCTGCTTGAGCGGATTTTATATAGGACTTTTTGCTTTTGACAGGAATGGTTCCGTCACAAAATGGGCAGATGGTATTGTGTGCGACATTTTTCATTTCTACCTCTCCGTTGACGATAAAAGAGAGGCGTTTTATGTCAGAAACATACTGACCTCGAAGGGTAGCATATCTTCTTTGCAGAAGATTGCATTCAGCTGCTTGCTCTTGAAGTTCCAATATCTGTCCAAGTATCTCTTTACTTGTGGAAGTTGCTGCCGATATTTTTTCTTCAGTTGCTTTTATGCTATCGATGATTTCCTGCATTTTTTTTTCTACATCGATATCATCAAAAAGAGCAAGTTGTTCTTCGAGAGCTTTTTTCTTTTCTGATATTGCTACTATTTTTTTGTTTACATATTCTTCAACTGCTTTTTTCCTTGCTACACGAATTTCTTTTTTTGTCTTAGGATCTATATTTGCAAACTCTTTACCATATATGAGTAAGAGCAATGATGATAAAAATGCAGTTTTTTCTGTTCCTTGAGTCGGCTCAATTACAGATGTTTCCTTTACTATATCTGTTACACTGAAAAGAAGAAGGGGGAGAATAGTTCTCCAGCTCATTTTCTGTGTGTCAAAATATTTGTTCTTATAAATATATTGCTCATCCTCAATACCTACGGATGCCAATAATAAATCTCCTAATAATGGAGCAGGCTCCTTTTTTTGAGGGTTGAACTTTAAATCATAAGTACAACTATCATATCCAGGAACATTGGTAACAACTTCAACTTTGTTTTTACCAAATGAACGAGTAATCTGAATATTGCCTTTTGGGGTATGCAGGCTTAGTTCAATTGTTGTATATCCTAAACTGTCATCGAAAGGTTTGTTCTTTCCACCGAAGCAGAAGTCTATGCATTTGATGATGCAGGTTTTACCAGTGTTGGAACGACCCTGGATTAAGTTCAGACCCGGTTGAAGTTCGACAAAGGAGTCGGTTTTGCCACTGCCTTTAGCAAGGACTTTTGTTATATAAAATTTGCTCATGCCTTCCTCCTTAAATCTTTAATTGCTTTACAATTTATAAGTTTTACGATTTCTTCATCCGAAGATTCTGCAAATTTCTTGTGTACCTCTTTGGCTATTTCGAGGTATTGGGCTGCATAGTCGGATGATAGTGAATCCACATAATTTTTCCCTTTATCGTTAAGAAAGTATGTGAATCCTTCTTCTGAGCGCTTTATAGAAATCAAACCACTCAGAACAAATTCTTTTATTCCTTCGTTACAGCTGGCTCTTTTTGATGCCAGTTCACTAAAGTTATAGTTACTATCTCCATGTAGATTTATATGGGATACACCAAAATCTCTACCATAGATTGTTATGAAATCATACGCTGCAATACGGTCAACTGTTGCAGCTTTGGGTTGGATAGAAGATAGAACTAATAAAACACGAAGGCCTGTTTCAAAGGATGAGTTAAATATCTCATTCATCAATATCTACCCACGATTTTATCTTCTCGTCATTTACCAGGATGTGGCAAATGCCTTTCTTTTCGAGATTTCCAATAAGACCAACAACGTTAATTAGGGCAGATTTAGTAAGCGAAATTGTAGTAATCCTATCAAGTACAGCTTTAAGTCTGTCATATCCTGTTGCATGATCTTCGTCATAATATGTATCTTCGATGCCTGCATAAGCATCTTCTTTTAATGCTGTAAACTGTGAATCTCCATCTGCAAATGTTTCTCTTGCAACGTGCTTTACATATTCTGCTTGGTAGTAAGCTTTCCTTTGTGAGGAATAGTGACGTTGTAAATTTTTAGAAAGGGTAGGAATCATATCAGGAGTAATATCTCCGGCAGCTTTTCCTAATTTTTCTGCATATACATCGCATAGTGCGTTTACATATGGCAACTCTTTCGGGTTGAGTAATCCAGGCTGTACCAGTTCAACAGGTATAGATACCTGCTCATTTCCTAAATAAATAATGCTGTTTTGACTATCAAAACGGACATGATTGACAGGAGTATATGGAACGCCATTCTCATCGTATTCAACAGGTGAGTTTTGAATAAGATTGACATTTCCTCCTGGAAGGTTTGTTACATTAACATTATTCTGACCTGTTTGCTGTATCGATGGTGGAGCAGGGCTGTTGATTATTGAATTACTATTTTTATTCATTTGCCATCCTCCTATAATTTGATGTTTATCGTTCCGTTATTGGTCAGATTAATGTTGTTATCTCCGTTTTGAACAACATTTGTCTGTTGCTGAATGATGGTTGTGTTTTCGGATTTAGTATCTTCCTCTGGAAGAGGATATAAACGAAGATATAAATCTCTTATTTCACATCGTAGTCTGTACGACTCTGGCTGAAGAACTTTTCTTAGTTGTTCGCCTTCCTCCCATGATTCGTTTCTAAACCACAAGATGTTTCTTCCGGGAATCAAGCGAAGGAATTGATCTGAAATATAGTAAGTGTATTCACTTAAAATATCCATCGTATCCTTTACTAAAGTTCGAAAGGCATAATCTTCAATTTCCCGATATTCAAATTTCCAACTATTGATAAAATCCGTAATGTTATCTGAAAGGAATAAGTCCGTTGCTTCTGCTGATGGGTCATTATCAATACAGTATTTGAATAAAGGTTTTGCACCTTCTCTAAATCTTTTTAGAAAAAGGGTGTCATTCTCATTTAATTTATTTATGACAAGCCTTGGTTTTTCGGGTTGATCTGCTTTGCCTTTTTCCATATCATCAGCCAGAGTTTCCATTACTTTTCCCCAGGCATCAGCTGTCGCTTTTCCGGAAGCAAGAATCTTATCCTCAATTCTTGCTTTTGGAGTTTTAGGTTGATTTTCAGATTTAATTACTTCAACAACATCATCTGTAGGAGAAGTGTCAGAGGTATTTGCATCTTCAATGGTTGTTTTTATGACAAAACTTCTCTCATTTGTAGTACCAACAGAAGACACAAACTTCCAAGGTGATTTCTTTCCGCTTTGGGTATGCCATTTCTCAAATGTTGCACGGCCTTTTGTGTTATCAGACCTTTGTGTGATGACAAAGTGCAATACTGAAAGCAAGAATACTGGAAGTTCAACATCTGTAATACTATTCAAGTTTTCCTTTGTGACGCTTTTATTTAGAGCAATATCAAAGAGAGTGTTTTTGTCGATTTCGGCATCATCCTGAATTACCTCGATAAGAGATTTTACAAGCCACTCAGAACGCATTTCATTTATAAATCTGTTTATGAACTCTGACATTCTATTTAGAAGGTCAGGGTCTTTTTGTTTTATGGAAGAAGTGTATGAACTTATGACCGAGGGGTCAGTAAAAGGGATATAGGTAGTCCCGTAATCTTGGCAGGTCTTAAACTGCGTAGTGCATTTTCCGAAAGTACCACCTTGAGCAGATTCGAAACTATCGCCTGTAACTACCTTGACCAATCCCATCATTACATCAGTGTCTTTCAGTCCGTCAGATCCACTATTAAATTTATCTCTTGCTTTTATTCGTGTTTTTCTCGCCTGAAGAATTAATGAAAATAGTATTCCTCCGCAAAGATAAGGCACCTTTGTTGGGGTCATCCTTACAACCTCCTTTATTTAGTAACATTAGAAAGCTTAGAAAGACGAAAACAGGGAGTTAGCCTGTTGACGGAAACCTTAGCCACTATAGGTTTATAAGTGAAGATTGAGATAAGACGTGGAAATGTTTAGACCTACCGCATCAACACTTTCTCAATATTATATCAGAAAAATATGAAAAAATCTACACTTCTCAAGTTTTGATATGTGATTGTGAAGAAAATCTCGTAAAACTGATATAAAACTTCAAACCAAAATGAAAGTGAGGTGATTGGCAATGGCTAAGAACTCAAAGCAAACATCCAAGGCAGTTGCTTCGAAAGCAAGCAAAGTTCTTCGTGATGGAAGATACAGCAAGACATCAAAGTCTGTTGCTGGAAGTGCATTAGCACAAACAAGACCAGGCAAGCGTAAGTAAGACTGGAAACTCTGGTGGGCAGAGAGGGATTAGATAATCAACCTGTCCGCCTCCCTTCGGGGAAATACAAATATTAAATATCACAAGGCCTGATTAGCTATAAGGGCATTGGGATACAGATGTCGGCATCAATCACAGGACAACCTGTGAAAGGTGCGATAGAAGTACCCTTATTTCCTTATGCCTTTTTTCAGGCAATTCGTGGGTCGGTACTTCTATAAGCACCGGCCCAATTTGTTTCCTATGCCCTTCTGCAAGAACCAGGCAGAAAGGCAGGAACTTTATGAAAATCAAGATTCGTTACGAGAACGAGTATCAGACACTTGAGGTCGAAAACATGGAATTGGAGAAATGGTTAAATATCTCCATTTCAGAAGATGAGAGTCAGGAAGACTACGAAAAGAGAATCCAAGATGTAATCGAAGAGAGATTTAACAGACCCGATTACAACAGCTGGCACAAGCATGACCGTCACACTGGCAACGCTTATATGAAGAGCAAGGACGGGACAGTTGAGGTCAACACAGAAGAGGCAATTATGTTCAGAGCCACTGATAAGTCAGCCTTTAACAGTTCAATTAATGGAGTACATAACCAGCTTGAATACGAAGACTGTTGTGAAACTTTGAGAAGTCTTCTTAAACCTGCAGTGGCAGATATGGTAATTGCTATTGCCCTTGACGGTTACACCGTTGGTGAGTATGCAACAGAAATTGGTGATGATGACAATAATGTCAGCCACCGTTACAGAAGAGCAATCAACAAATTAAAAAAAGTTTTTCAAAAAACGTCCTTTTAACCCTTCTCCCAAGGCTACCTATTAGGAGACAAGGGTCTCCAAGAAATTATATGGAGGTAATTCGAATGGACGAATTAATCAGAATCAATTTTGACAGTGACAGACCTACTGTGAGTGGTCGAGATTTACACGCCGCATTGGAAGTGAGAACTGCATATAAGGACTGGTTTCCAAGAATGTGTGATTACGGATTTGAAGAAGGTACAGACTTTCGCTCATTTTTGAGCGAAAGTACAGGTGGAAGACCTGCAACAGATCATCAGCTTACTATTGCGATGGCAAAGGAACTCTGTATGATTCAGCGTTCAGAGGCAGGTAGAAAGTTCCGTCAGTACTTCATCAAAGTTGAAGAGGCATGGAACTCACCCGAAGCAGTAATGGCAAGAGCATTACAGTTTGCTAATAACCAGCTTTCATTGGTGAAGAAACAGAACTTGGAACTTCTTGAAACAGTAGCAGTACAGAATCAGCAGATTGCAGAGATGAAGCCAAAGGCAAGTTATTACGATGTGGTCCTTAATTGCAAGGATTTAGTAGCAATTTCTGTTATCGCAAAAGACTATGGTTGGACAGCAAATCACATGAATCAGTACCTTCATGAAAAAGGTATTCAATTTAAGCAAGGAAAGAAAATCTGGCTCTTGTATAAAGAGTATGCAGAGATGGGACTTACTTCGACAAAGACGCATACCTACAGTGGTTCTGATGGTTCAACTCATTCAAAATCACATACTTACTGGACGCAGAAAGGACGATTGTTCATTTATGATCTTTTAAAGAAAGATGGAATATTGCCAATTATGGAGCAGGAGGATTAAGAGATATGGGTATTGATAAGAAAAATCATGAAGGTTACTTAGATAAAACCGCACATGACGCAATTAGCAATATCCAACGTGAAGAAAAGGCAACTGATAAAAAGGCTGCCTATCTTCCGTTGGTATATGTTTGCAGTCCGTATGCAGGTGATATCGAGAATAATGTAAAGAACGCAAAAGTATACAGCAGATATGCCGTTAAGGAGAATGCTATCCCAGTAACACCTCATCTTCTCTATCCACAGTTCATGGATGACGGCAATGATGCAGAACGAGAAATGGCTATGCATTTCAATTATGTACTTCTTGGCAAATGCACAGAGGTCTGGGTATTCGGTGGTGTGATAAGCCGAGGTATGGCTCGTGAGATTGGTGTTGCCAAGAAAAGAAGAATGAAGATCAGATGGTTTACCCAGGATTTGAAGGAGGTCGGAGAATATGATTAATTTTACTGTTTATTCAGCAGACTGTGTCGGCAACAGCGGTAACTGTCTGTATCCCAATAAGAATGTTGTAACGGATAAAGAGTCCTTTATCAAAGCAACGAAGATGGATCATGTAACTGCAAAGTATAAAGGAAACTACCGCAGTAAGGATAACTTTGAATCCTCCGACTGTATTCCACTTGACTGTGACAATGACCATTCAGAGAACCCTGAAGACTGGCTTACTCCTTTTGATATTGCACTTGAAATACCGGGTGTTGCTTTTGCTGTATCGTATAGCAGACACCACAACCTTCCAAAGGGAGATAAGTCTGCTAGACCAAGATTTCATATCTTCTTCCCTATTGAGATTGTATCGGATGAGCAGGAGTATGCAGATATGAAACGCAGGATTGCAGACGCTTTTCCTTATTACGATACTAATGCGTTAGATTCTGCAAGATTTCTTTATGGAAATGACTCTGATGAAGTGGAGTTCTATGAAGGTGACAAGACCATTCTTGATTATCTGGAAGAGGATGATTTTGCTGATTTCGATACAAGTCTTGAGCAGGTGCCGGAAGGTCAGCGTAACAGTACTATGAGTCACATTGCAGGAAAAATCATCAAGAGGTACGGGAATACGCAAGAGGCTTATCAGATATTTCTTAAGAAGGCAGAACTCTGTAATCCACCACTTCCTGAAAGCGAACTTAAGGTGATATGGCGAAGTGCATCAAAGTTCGGTAACAAGGTGTCAAACCAAGAAGGATACATTCCACCCGAACAGTACAACTCTGACTGCAGATTAAAGCCGGAAGATTTTTCTGATGTAGGACAGGCTACGGTTCTTGCAATGGAGTATAAGGATATTCTTCGCTATTCCCCATCAACCGATTACATGGTTTACAACGGCAGTTTCTGGGAAGAGTCAAAACCAAAATCCCAGGGTGTTTCCCAGGACTTGACGGAAAGACAGCTTGCAGAGGCTGAAACCGAAATGAAAAAAACTATGGATGAACTTGTAAAGAACGGTGGTATGGAGATCCTTGTATCCGTGGGTCCGAAGAAAGCAGTGCAGATGTTCAACAAACAGCAGACTCATGCCTACGAGATGTATGAAGATGCTTCTGTCTATAAGAAGTATGCCATTAAGCGAAGAGATACAAAGAACATTGCAGCCACTTTAAAAGAGGCTCGTCCGATGCTTGAAGTGGAACAGAGAAACCTTGATGCCGATGAGTTCATGCTGAACACACCGACTCTTACCTATGATTTAAGACAGGGCATCAAGTTCCCTATGGAACACAGACCAGAGCATTTCATCACAAAGCAGACAACCGTTGACCCATCAAGTGATGGAGCAGATATATGGGCAGCTGCACTTGACACATTCTTTTTAAAGGATACTGACCTTATCGATTATGTTCAGAGAATGGTTGGTCTTTCTGCAATCGGTAAGGTGTATGTGGAGGCACTCATTATCGCATATGGAGAAGGACGAAACGGTAAGTCAACCTTCTGGAATGTTATCGCTAGAGTCCTTGGTACATATTCAGGAAACATCTCCGCTGATATGCTGACCGTTGGATGCAGAAGGAATGTCAAGCCGGAACTCGCAGAGGCAAAGGGTAAGAGGATGCTTATTGCAGCAGAGCTGGAAGAAGGCATGAGATTGAATACTGCCAATGTAAAGCAGCTCTGCTCTACCGATGAAATCTATGCTGAGAAGAAGTATAAAGATCCGTTCTCATATACTCCGACACATACACTTGTGCTTTATACCAACCACCTGCCAAAGGTTGGTGCGATTGATAAAGGTACCTGGAGAAGACTTATCGTTATTCCGTTTGATGCCAAGATTGAAGGAAGTGCCGATATCAAAAACTATGCAGACTATCTGTTTGAAAAGGCAGGCGGAGCAATCCTTACATGGGTAATCGAAGGTGCAAAAAAGGTAATTGCAGATAATTACAAGATTGAACCACCAAAGAAGGTGCGTGATGCCATTGAGCATTATAAGGAAAGTAATGACTGGCTTTCCTACTTCTTAAGTGAACGCTGTGAACTTGACCCTGCCTATGTGGCAAAGTCGAGTGAGGTATATAACGAGTATCGAATCTTCTGTACCCAGGTGGGTGAGTTTACAAGAAGCACAACAGATTTCTACACAGCCTTGGAAACGGTCGGATTTGAAAGATACCGTGACCGTAAAGGCAGATACATTAAAGGCTTAAGACTCAAGACGGACTTTATGGAAGAGGACTAATGATGGTAGGTGTGACAGTTAATGACGGCTATTTACTATCCTTTTCTATAGAGTAAAAAAATAAGTCTATATATAAAGTATAGGAAATGACAGTCTTACCCTGTCACACCATCAAATTTGACATTGATGGAGGTGGCACGAATGCGTGAAAAAGAAGTAGAGCAGAAACTCGTAAAGGCTGTAAGAAAAGTAGGCGGTTTCTGCATCAAATTTACATCTCCCGGATTTGATGGAGTGCCGGACAGACTGGTTCTTCTTCCAAAAGGGAGAATGGCTTTTATAGAACTCAAGGCTCCCGGCAAGAAACCAAGAGCCTTACAGAAAAGAAGAATAAAACAGTTATCAGCTTTAGGCTTTCCCTGCTATGTAGTTGATAACGCTGATGTGATTGGAAAAATTTTTGATGAGATTGGAGGTGATGCCGAATGAAGTTCAATCCACATAATTATCAGCAGTATGCAATTGACCACATCTTAAATCATGATGTATCAGCATTGTTTTTGGATATGGGCTTAGGTTGAGGAAAGACAGCTATAACATTATCGGCAATCAATGAACTCCTCTATAACAGATTTGATGTAGGAAAGATTCTTATTATCGGTCCCATAAGAGTTGTATCTAATACATGGCCAACGGAAATTGAAAAATGGGATCATCTTAACCATCTTACATATTCTGTTGTGGTTGGAACTGAAAGCGAAAGAAAGGCGGCCCTCAGAAGAAAGACATCACTTTATCTGATTAACAGAGAAAATGTGGACTGGCTTATCAACAAGAGTGGCTTTCCATTTGATTTTGATATGGTGGTCATTGATGAATTATCGTCTTTCAAATCGGCATCGGCTAAACGATTCAAAAGCCTTCTTAAAGTAAGACCAAAGGTAAAAAGAATCGTGGGTCTTACAGGAACTCCAAGCAGTAATGGACTTATGGATTTATGGGCAGAGTTCAGAATCATTGATATGGGAGAAAGGCTCGGAAGATACATCACGCATTATCGTATGAATTTCTTTGTGCCGGATAAACGAAATCAGCAGATGATATTTTCCTACAAACCAAGACCAGGTGCGGAAGATGCCATCTACAGACTGATATCGGATATTACGATTTCTATGAAGTCGGCAGATTTCCTAAAAATGCCTGAATGCATTATGAACGAAGTGGAAGTAAAGCTTTCAGAAAAGGAATGGTCTGTATATGACGAATTAAGGCAGGAAATGGTGGTGTCTTTGGAAGATGAAGAGATTGATGCTGCAAATGCAGCTGCTCTTTCAGGCAAACTTCTGCAGATGGCCAATGGTGCTATCTATAACGAAGAAAAAGAGGTCTTCCATATTCATGACCGTAAGCTTGATGCACTTGAAGATTTAATCGAGGGTGCAAATGGCAAACCAGTTCTTGTGGCTTACTGGTATAACCACGATTTGGAACGAATCAGGGAAAGATTCGAGGTTCGTGAAATCAAGACTTCAAAGGATATCAGAGATTGGAATAACGGTGATATACCGATTGGTGTAATCCATCCTGCAAGTGCCGGACATGGATTGAATCTTCAAAGTGGTGGCTCAACTCTTATATGGTTTGGTCTTACCTGGTCTTTGGAACTTTACCAGCAGACCAATGCAAGGTTATGGAGACAGGGGCAGAAAAGCACAGTTGTCATACACCACATTATTTCAAAGGATACCATCGATGAAGATGTGATGAAGGCATTAAGGATCAAAGAGAAAACACAGACAGAGCTTATTGATGCGGTTAAGGTAAGAATCGGAGGTGGTGCTAATGGTGGCTAAAGAAAGCCTTAGAAAGATTGCGAGAATGGAACAGTTCATTCAGACCAAGAAGGAACGTCTGGCAGTCCTCAAGGATATGAGCAGTAGCATTTCATCTCCAAGGTTTGATGATATGCCAAGAAATCATAATAAGGGAAAATCAAGATTGGAAGAAACCATTCTTAAATATATCGACCTTAAAAATGAGATAAAGGCAGATGAAGAAAAGCTGGAACATGAAAAGCTGATTATTCTTGAGGCAATCGGTAAGATTGAAGAACCCGAATATCAGACCATTCTTATAAGCCGATATTTCAAACAACAGACATGGGATGAGATAGCGAACTCTCTGTTCTATACGAAGAGATGGCTTTATTCCCTCCATGGCAGAGCATTGGAGAAACTGGATGAAAAACTGATGGAATCCTAAAAAGAGTTCACTCGAGTTCACCTCAGTTCATCTGTAATTCATCTAATGGGTGTTATATACTTATAATAGCGAAATAGACTAAGAACCAAGCCTTCATGGGAGCAATCCTGCGGAGGCTTTTCTTATGCCGACAAGGAGGTAAGCCGATGCCAAGAAAACCAAAACAACCCTGTGCTTACCCTGGATGTCCGAACCTGTCGGACGGCAGATACTGTGAACAGCACCGAAAGCTGATGGAGAAGAACTACGAGCAGTACAGCCGTGCTTCTGATGTGCATAAAAAGTACGGCAGAGCATGGAAACGGATTCGTGACAGCTATGTCAAGACACATCCCTTCTGCGAAAGGTGCTTTGAGCAAGGCATCCTTGTTCCTGTCCAAGAGGTACACCATAAGGTACCCATCTCACAGGGTGGCACCCATGACCGAAGCAATCTGATGAGCCTTTGCAAAAGCTGTCATAACAAAATACACCATGAGATTGGAGATAGATAATCTTGGTAGGGGCGGTGAAATCCCTGTGGCTTTAGGTCCCGGAAAACGGCGCCCCCTCAAACGCACAAAAACGGCAGTTCAAACGGGGTATTAAACCCCAAGACGAGAAAGGAAATAAAAATTATGGCGAGAGACGGCACAAATCGTGGCGGCAGACGAGTGCGCGCCGGAGATAAACCGGCACCTGCCGCCGAAAAAATACAAAAAGGACAGCAAGTCCAGATACTGAAAAATGATATTCCCACACTGAGTCCCACAGAGCTGGAGGCGGTTGACCTGCCGGAAGGTGCTGTAATGAATGGCGTGGATATGCCAAAGCCGAGCGATTACTTGTCGGCAAGGCAGAAAAACGGTATTCCACTTGGTGCGGATGAAATCTACAAAGAAACATGGCTGTGGCTGAAAGAGCGAAACTGCGAGAAGTTAGTCAATCCAAGACTGATAGAGACTTACGCTCAAGCATTTGCCAGATACATTCAGTGCGAGGAGGCAACAAGTACATACGGTCTGCTTGGCAAGCATCCGACCACGGGCGGAGTGATCACTTCTCCGTTTGTGCAGATGAGCCAACAGTACCAAAAGAGTGCAAACCTCATCTGGTATGAGATTTACGACATCGTAAAGCAGAACTGCACTGAGGTGTTCGAGGATAACCCAAATGATACAATGGAGCTTCTGCTCCGAGCGAGGAGAAAAGGATGAAAACAGAACTTATAAAATTCATGAAAATACTGAAATGTAATAAACATAATCTGACCTGTCAGCAGTTCCGTACCATCAAGGGGCAGGCATTTGCCGGAGACATCGCCGGTGCGAAAAAGGGACTGAATAAATTACTGGAACGGAGGTGCAACTGATGAGCAGGACTACGACTGAAATGCAGCTTGTTGATATCAATAAGCTGATCCCTTATGTGAATAACGCTCGTACACACAACGCACAGCAGATTAACAAGCTCCGTTCTTCTCTACGGGAGTTTGGTTTTATCAATCCCGTCATTATCGACTGTGACTTCAATGTAATTGCCGGTCATGGCAGAATCATGGCGGCGAAGGAAGAAGGCATAAGCAAGGTACCTTGTGTATTTGTGGACTATCTGACCGAGGCACAGAAGAAAGCGTACATTCTCGCGGATAACCGTATGGCAATGGATGCTGGATGGGACGAGGAGCTTTTGAAGGTGGAAATTGAAGCTCTGCAGGCAGAAGATTTCGATTTAAGTCTGACAGGCTTTGATGAAAAAGAACTGGCTGGCTTTTTTGATACTTCCGATAACGCAAAAGAGGATGATTTTGATGTAGATACGGAATTAGGAAAGCCACCTGTCACAAAAACAGGTGACCTTTGGCTGCTCGGAAACCACAGACTGCTCTGCGGTGACAGCACCAAGGAAGAAAGCTACGCCTTGCTGATGAACGGCAAGAAAGCCAATCTTGTGGTAACAGATCCTCCGTATAACGTGAATTATCAAGGCACCGCAGGCAAAATCAAGAATGACAACCTGGAAAACGAAAAGTTCTATCAGTTCCTTTTCGATGCGTTCACCTGCATGGAAAAAGCAATGGCAGACGATGCCAGCATCTATGTATTCCACGCAGATACCGAAGGTTTAAATTTCAGAAAAGCATTCGCAGACGCAGGATTTTATCTTTCCGGAACGTGTATCTGGAAAAAGCAAAGCCTTGTTCTTGGTAGAAGTCCCTATCAGTGGCAGCATGAGCCTTGCCTGTTCGGATGGAAGAAAAATGGCAAGCACCAGTGGTATTCCGACCGCAAACAGACCACCATCTGGGAGTTTGATAAGCCGAAGAAGAACGGTGACCATCCGACCATGAAGCCGGTCCCTCTGCTTGCCTATCCGATCAAGAATTCCAGCATGAGCAACTGCATTGTGCTTGATCCATTCGGCGGCAGTGGCAGTACCCTCATTGCCTGTGAACAGACCAATCGAATCTGCCACACCATTGAGTTGGATGAAAAATACTGCGATGTTATCGTAAAACGCTATATTGAGCAGGTCGGCACTGCGGAAAATGTATCTGTGGTGCGTGACGGTAAGACCATCCGTTTTGATGATCTGGAGGTGCCTGCCGATGGAGAATAAAAACTTAACACTGGGAAGTCTGTTCGATGGTAGCGGGGGATTTCCTTTAGGCGGCTTGATTTCCGGCATTACTCCATTGTGGGCATTGGAGATCGAGCCGTTTCCTATTCGTGTCACAACAAAAAGAATGCCTTGGATAAAACATTATGGAGATGTTTCCACAATCAGCGGTGACAATCTTCCGCCTGTGGACATCATTACCTTCGGCAGTCCCTGTCAGGATATGTCGGTGGCAGGAAAGAGAGCAGGATTGAATGGCAGTCGTTCAAATCTTTTCTATGAAGCTATTCGAATCGTAAAAGAAATGAGGTGTAAAACCAATGGCAAATATCCAAGATTTGTGGTCTGGGAAAACGTCCAAGGGGCGTTCTCGTCCAACAAAGGCGAAGACTTCCGGGCAGTCCTCGAATCGCTGTGCAAAATCAAAAGAGAAGACTATGCTGTGCCTAAACCTCCAAACGGAAAATGGAACAATGCAGGCTGCATCATGGGAGAGAATTTCTCCCTCGCATGGCGGCTGTTCGATGCGCAGTATTGGGGAGTTCCCCAAAGAAGAAAACGCATCTACCTTGTCGCAGATTTTGATAGCAGGAGTGCCGGAAAAATACTATTTGAGTCCGAAGGCGTGTCAGGGTATACTCCGCAGGGCTTCCGTTCGTGGCAAGGAACTGCCGGAGGTGCTGAAAAAAGCCCTGGAGCGTCAAGCCTGTGCTTAAACGACCATGGCGGAAGTCGCATGGATGTGACAAATGATTTTACCGCAACCCTTCGTGCCGAATCTCGCCATCCGCCCCTTGTGTTTGAAAACCATAGTCAGGATACCAGATACAAAGGCCCTCTTAATGTGGCACAGACAGTACTTTCCACTTACGGAACAGGCGGAAACAATCAGCCGTTTGTACTGGAAACACCGAAAACGCTGAAAATCCGTTCCGGCTGTGAGGGCGGCGGAAAAGGAGCATTGATACAGGAAAACAAATCTGCAACACTCTCCTGCAACAATGACCAGACGGTGTTTGTTCCGAAATGCTACGGAATCTGTTCTAAGGACAGTAATTCCATGAAATCGGACAATCCTCACAGTGGTTTCTATGAGGCGGAAACTTCAAGATGTCTGGATGCCAACGGCGGAAATCCTTCCTGTAATCAAGGCGGAATGGCTGTTGTGGCAGTGCAGGGTTCCATGATTGGAAGAAAAGATGAAAATGGACCACAGGGAAATGGAGGGAACGAGAAAATCAGTTTTACCTTAAATACTATCGACCGCCATGCCGTTGCTTACGGCATCGATAGAGCGGCATTCAACCAAGGACAGAATGCAAAATTCGGCTTTGCTGTGGAGGAAGAACTGGAACCGACTATTGTGGCAAAAGGTCCCAGTGCGGTCGCACATTACACCTATTCTTCCAGTAAAGCATCCTTTTTTACAGAGGTTTCTGAGGAGATGACAAACACACTGGTGGCTACGGATTATAAAGATCCGCCCATTGTGAATGATGAAAATGCTATGGATTACATTGTTCGCCGTCTGACTCCAACGGAATGTGCAAGGCTGCAGGGATTTCCCGACTGGTGGTGTGATGATCTCGGTACGGAAAACCCAACTGATGAAGATATTTCGTACTGGACTGAGGTATTTGAAACGCACAGAAAGCTTGTTGGAACTTCAAAAAAGCCGAAAACGGAAAATCAGATAGTAAAGTGGCTGAAAAATCCACATTCCGATTCTGCGGAATATAAGATGTGGGGCAACGGTGTGGCACTTCCCAATGTTTGCTTTGTGCTTTCTGGTATTGTGTACTACTCACAGTTTCCTACAGAATAATCTGCAGATTATTCTACACCTAAAATGCTTGATATATGTGCCTTTTAGAGTGATATATGTAGTACCGAAAAAAACAAAGGAGGTACTCAGAATGAGAATTGAATTTAACAGAACGGGAGCAGAAAGAAAAGCACTAGTTACGGCTATTGCGGAAATTCTTGGAACAAAGCCAAAATATATGGGAATGCCGACTGCGTCATATGACTTCGGAGGACTTATCGTTGATAAAAACGGAGCGTTGGAGTTTGAAGACAACGTGTTCCCAAAGGATATCAATGACCTTTTGTATCAGCTTGCCGAGCGTGGCTTTACAACCGCCGACAGCGAAGAAAAAGCACTTGCTGAGAAAGTGTCCGAAGAAACGGATACCGAGCCACAGGGCGAAAGTACTGCGTTGACAGTGGCAGTTCCGCTTGAAACAGTTGCAGTCGAAAACCTTACAAGACTTCTGAAAGTCAAAGGACGGCTGATTCAGAAGGCACTCGGCATCAGCAACCTCCCGATGGAACTCACTGCGGATATGGTTTCATTCCCTTGGTTTGACACCATTCCCGATGCAGACACAGCAAAAGCCTATACCGACTTTATTGCCGCACTGTGTAGGATGAGCAAGGAGCAGAAACGCATCAATGCCACCGAAACGGAAGTTACCAATGAGAAATACGCATTCCGCTGTTTTCTTCTCCGCCTCGGATTCATCGGAGCAGAATATAAGGCAGCCCGAAAGATTCTGCTGAAAAATCTGAACGGGAGCAGTGCATTCAAAACGGCAAAGGAGGAAAATGACAATGATATTTCCGAGTAAAGAGATTGTGGAGCAGGTACACAGGCAGTATCCAGTTGGTACAAGAGTGGAGCTTGTGAAAATGGATGATATACAGGCTCCGCCAATCGGCACCAAAGGAATTGTTGAAGGCGTGGATGATACCGCATCTCTCCTTGTTGCTTGGGACAACGGCTCTCATTTGAATGTGATTTACGGTGAAGATGAAGTACGCAAAATACAGCAAGCCGACAACAGATATACACAAGATGCTGCGGAAAACATTGTGTAGTAATCGTATTGCTATATCTGCCAAAAAGAGCGAATATGTGTACAACAAAAAGAAAAACGGAGGTACACACAATGAACGAGAAAATCGCAAATCAGATTTCAGAGATGAAAAAGCAGACCATAGGCGTTGAAGTAGAAATGAACAACATTACAAGAGAACAGGCGGCAAAGCTTACAGCCGACTTTTTCGGAACGGGACGATATAAGAATACGGCATCAATAAACGGTTACTATACATGGTCGGCTTGGGACAGTCAGGAAAGAGAATGGAAATTTCAGAAGGACGTCAGCATTTCGGGAGACGATGCCCATAAATGCGAACTGGTAACGCCAATCCTTAAATACGAGGACATGGAAACCTTGCAGGAACTTATCAGAAGACTTCGCAAAGCAGGGGCGAAAAGTGATGCCACAAGAGGGTGCGGAGTTCACATTCACATTGGAGCAAAGGGACACACACCACAGACAATGAGAAACCTTGCAAACATTATGGCAAGTCACGAAAGCCTGATTGCAGATGCTTTGAACCTCGACCGAGGCAGAATGCACCGCTACTGCAGAACGGTAAACCCTAACTTCCTTGAAGAAGTCAACAGGAAAAAACCGAAGACAATGGCTGATTTCGCAGACATTTGGTACACTGCAAACGGAGCAGGCTACGGAAGAAACCATCACTACAATGACAGCCGATACCATATGCTCAACTACCACGCAACCTTTACAAAGGGAACAATAGAGTTCAGACTTTTTCAATTTGACGCTCCAACAGCAGACAGACAAAACGGACTTCATGCAGGACAGCTGAAAAGCTACATTCAGCTTTGCCTTGCACTGAGCCAAATGGCAAAAACGGTGAAAACGGCAAGTCCGAAACCACAGCAGAACGAAAACCCTAAATATGCCATGAGAACTTGGCTTTTAAGACTTGGTTTTATTGGTGACGAGTTCAAAACGGCAAGAGAAATTCTTACCAAAAGACTTGCAGGGGATACGGCATTCAGAACCGCAAGAGTATAGCCTTGTAAAGCCTTAATAAACCGACCGCTTCGGCGGTCTTAAGGCGGTAGAAGGGTATGCTCTTCGGAAAGGGTGAAGAATATATGAAAAGAAAATACTACATTGCCTACGGCAGCAACCTAAACAAGGAACAAATGAGATTCCGCTGTCCGCAGGCAGAAATCATCGGAACATCGGAAATCAAGGACTATGAACTGCTGTTCAAAGGCAGTCAGACAGGCTCTTACCTTACCATTGAAAGGAAGAAGGGCGGCAGTGTTCCTGTTGCTGTGTGGGCAACTACAGCCGCAGACGAGGCATCACTTGACCGCTACGAGGGCTTCCCGACCTTCTATTACAAAGCGGAAATGGAACTGCCTGTAAAAAGTATTCATACAGGAAAAGTCCAAAACAGAAAATGCTATGTTTACATCATGCACGAGAACAGACACCTTGGCAGTCCGAGTGAGTTTTATGTCCACACCTGTTTGGACGGATACAGAGACTTTGACTTTGACGAAAAAATCCTAATGAAAGCTATTAAAAACAGCAGGAGGATGAGTCATGAAGAATAAAAATACAGATGATTTGAAAATCTGCCCACGTTGTCATAACGCCTATCATGGTGTGTCGGCTCTTTCGAGAAAAGACGGTCGGACGCTGATTTGTCCGGACTGCGGTACACGAGAGGCATTGGACAGTATCGGCATTGAACCGACAGAACAGGAGAAGATTTTGGACGCCATTCACCGTTCCATGCAGTTATAAACTACACAAATTCCTCCGCAGATATTTGGTACATATATGGCTCGGATATGACTTGCTATTATGTGCTTTTAGAGCGAATATGTGTACAACAAAAAGAAAAACGGAGGGTACACACCATGAAAAAGAACACGATTTGGGTAGTAAGAGCATTGACGGCAATCGAGCCGGGCAAGCTGGTCTGGATGGATTTCAAAACTTTCAAGAACGCAAGAATCGCAGACGATTGGATTTGCGATTACTGCAGAAAGAATGGCTACAGCATTACTGATTTCAACCTAGTAAGAAGGGAGGCATAAACCATGTGGGCAGAAGGCAGCATCAAGGTTCATAACAGCATTTTCCATTACTGGGTCAAGCACTACGAAGAGCCGAGCGAATACTACGGCATTGACGGTGGCAGGATTTCCAAACTGATGTTAAAGCGTGACGGTGAAATCACCTACAGCTACGACAGAGGGCTGGACATCGCCCCAACTGACAAAGCAACCGAGACGGCACTTGCCATTTTGATGAAGGAATACAACTAAAGCAGAGGATTCCCGAAGAACCGCCCGTAAGGGCGTGTTTTTCGTTAACGAGAAGGTGAGATTTTTGAGAAAACTGAAGAAATACATACCCACCAAGTTCAAAGCTGAGGACAGCATTTATGATAAGGATGCTGCTGATTTTGCGGTAATGTTCATCGAAAGCCTGTGCCACACCAAAGGCACATGGGCAGGAAAGAAATTTGAACTTATCGACTGGCAGGAGCAGATTATCCGTGACCTATTCGGTACGCTGAAACCAAACGGTTATCGACAGTTCAATACCGCCTATGTTGAAATTCCAAAGAAACAAGGCAGTTCATGGCTAATTAAAGGGAACAAAAAGAAAGGAAAAGCAAATCCAGACGGTATCAGCGGCAGGCTACAAGAATAA